CTATTCCACGGCCCCGCCTGACTTCCGTCTTGACGCCCTCAAGAGCAGTGATCGGCGTCTGGCCAATGAACATATCGCTATCGACTATGTTTTCCATCCGCCCATGATGGACCTCGAATATCATCCGCATAAACTGAGTGCCGGCCTCGATCTCCGTGTACGGCTGAGCGGCGAGCTGCGGGAAGACGCGCACCGCATCACCGATGACGACCGGCACCGCGCCGTACATATTGATGCGATTGCGTGATCCACTGATCTGTGAGGCGTTCTTGATCGAGCCTGGATCGCCAGCGACAGGGAGCCCCGGCGGAGGGAATGCCAGCGAGATCCCGACATTGATTGCGGCGGCGCCGATCATGATGGGAACAGCGAATGCCGGGAACAATTTCGCGGCGATGATCGCGATGAGTGTGATGAAAACCTGCGCGACCTTCGGTCCATCGTCTCCGCGAGGCACGGCACGAATCACCACCCGATCGCCCGGCTCCATGATCTGCATGTGGCACTCTGCGAGATCTTGGATGTCGCCGTTGACGAATACTGCAACGCTGCCATTCGGGATGGCACACGCATCGATCAGATCTGCGAGGTTGTGCTCGCCTTCTAGCGAGTAGGCATGATGGTCTCCGCCAAAGAAGTTGCGGACCTCTGTAACGTCAACGGCAGGCGGTAAAACCTCCGGGGTCGCCGCGTCCAGCGGATCGACGTGAGGCGTTCCATCGCAGCCCCAACGCTCGGCCCCGCCGTGTGCAGGAACCGATCCCCGTCGAGCATCACTCCCACGTGTGACCAGTGCCCCGCAATCTTCCACATTACGAGATCCCCAGTCTCCGGTTCGGTCACCTGTTCCCATTGGGCGACCTCGCGGAGATAGAGAGATTCGATTCCAACCTTATCACGGAGGGAAACATATCCCGATTCAAAAGCAGGAAGAGTGATGCCGTACTGCTCATCGTACCAGAGTCGAACGAGCCCCCAACAGTCCAGACCATCGCGCGTTCGTCCGTGAACTCGATGGGGTAGGCCGACATATTGCGCGCTCTCCGTCAATTGATTGCGAGGTGATTGCCCGGCGTCACATTCCAGCCGGGATAGTTCTCTAACATGTCGTCATCGACGAGCAGTTCCGCGACGATCTCGGAATCCGTCCACGAGGATGATGAGATCTCCATGGGGATCGCGATCTCATCCGTGTTTGGCGTCGATGCGAGCGCCATCGCCATGATAATCGGGATCGGCTCCACGAGATCGACGAGCTGCGCGAGAATGATCTGATCGGCATTCGCGATGCGCAGCTCGACGATCGGGACCTGCTCCGGGACCTCATCGGGTAGCGTGATCTCGAACTGATACGGCAGATGCACGTTGCCATTGCGCGTCAGAGCCTCATCGTTGCCGACCACATAGAGATGCGTCCCGCCTTCGAGAGTGATATCCAGCCATGCGAGAGGGATCTCGGCTGTGGCCTCTGCAATCAGAGCTCCGCGCATCGCTGTCGAAAGAGTGCGAGCCATTACGGCGTGCCATCCCGCAGGATGTCGAGCGACATGATCCCCTGCCACTTCGGAGTCGTGCCGCCGACGATGACGTTGAATTGCGGAGGTGTGTTCGGAGTGAATCGAAACTCTTTGTTGTCGCCGGATAGAGGATCGAACCACTCGAACGGCTCGGCGCCGAATGTGAGATCGACCTCAAAGAATTCCTCGAAGATGATCATCTGCGCGCCAGTCAAGACGATCGGCACGTTCATCGTGCGCATCCCGATCGTCGAGCGCGCGCGCGTCTTGCCCGGACCGCTAGCCGTCTCGAATTGCACGACATTGGCAGCCATCGAGAGGCTTGATCGGAGGAACATTTCCTGAGGCAGTCCCGCGTGCCAGACTATTGCCATCTATCGCCCCCTCGGCCGCATAGCGGTACCGTATCGGCTCTCCATCATTGCCGCGATCTCTCCGCCGTTGCCGATGTTGCGAGCCACTGCGCTGGTGATGAATAGATCGATGGAGCCATCGGGCGCGGTGTTCTGCTGAGTCTCCGAACCGGGTGGCGTGTACACGTTGACAACCGGTGAGGTGAGATTCTGCCCTGGGCCCGGAGCGGAGAGGCGCCGACCGGGCAGTGCGGCTACGCCGGACGATGGTAATTCTCCTCCGCCACCTCCCGATGTGTCGCCACCACCTCCAATGGTCGACAGTCCAGATCCCACGAAACTCATGAGCTTGCTGAGCACGAGATCTGAAATGACTCGCTGAGTGAAGTTGCGCACGAAGATATCGCCCAGCTTCTTAAACGACACTTCCCCGTCGGCGAGCATGTTTGCGAAGGCATCGGTTGTGCTATCGGTGAAGTTCTCCCACTGTTCCGTCTGAGCGTCTTGCTCCTCTTCGATGGCCTTTAGAGCTTGCTTGTGATCGTCGGCTCGCGACTTTGCCGATGTCCTCGCGTCTCGGTCGGCCTCTTTCATCGCATCGCGGCGCAGCCCGTTTACGAATTCATTGGCCTTAAGGAACTCGTCTCGCTCTTGCTGAGTCGGTGCGTTCAGCCCTGAAGATACGACGGGTGCAGTTATCGTCCCACCCGCGTCGCCTTCGAGTTCCTGCAGTTTCTGTTTTGCAGAGACCAGTGCATCATCCAGATCCTGTAGCTTCTTCAGCATCGCCGGGAATTCGATCTTGTCGACTGTGTTACCCGCTTTCTTGATCGCATCGGCCGGGAACAGCCAGAAGGTTTCCCACCATTCGAGATCCTGGAATTCGCGAGAGGTCGCCCGTGTAGCTGCGATCTTGTCCTTTAGCGTGTCCATCTCTTCGGTGAGCCGAGTCACCTCGGCAGTGAGTTCTACCTGCTTGATCTCTTGCATGTTCTTGAACCAAGTGCCAGCGGCCTTCGCAACGTCAGCCATCTTCTCCGCAACAGAGACGAGAATAGGAGCCAATTCGACTAGCGTCTCAGTGGTGAACTTCTTTACCACCCGATCGAGCTTATCCAGCTCATCCTTTGTCGTGACAGCCTTTGCGATGGTGTCCCGATCCAGAACGATGCCGAGCTTCTCTGCCTCGTCGGCCAGTGACTCGAAATTGTCCGCCATGTTGACGAGAGCCACGCCCTCTGAGTCAAAAAGCTTCATGGCCAGCCGGATCTTGTCCGCTTGATTCTCGACTCCAGAGAGAGCCTTCAGCGCATCTCTGAATAGCTGTTCGCTGCTCTTCAGGTTTCCGCCTGCATCCTTCAGATCGATGCCGAGTTCCTTGACAGCGTCTCGTGCCTCTCCGGTCCCCGCTGCTGCCTCGGCTGCGCGGCGCGTCCAACGCTGCATCGCCATTGACATCGTGTCGAAACCGACACCGCTCTGGCTAGCTGCGAATTCCGCTTGCTGCAAGAAGTCGGTTGACACGCCGAGCTTGCTACTGAGCTTGTCGATCTTGTCGGCCGCATCGAGTGCACCGCGTGCCATCGTATCGAACTTGACCGCGGCAGCGGCAGCCGCATAGAGGCCGAGTGCAGCCACTCCGCCCATGATCGCGGTCTTGATACTGCCGAAACCCTTAGCCATCTTGCCAGTGGCTTTCTTGGTCTTCTTCTCGGCAATCTTGAGATCCGCCTCGAGCTTATCGAGACGCGCCTCGATCTCTACATAGCCTTCACCTAGCTTTTCGGCCATCTGATCCGTATCCGTGTCGCTCTAGCGCGGCCGCGTGATCCGCTGCCATCTCTTCTTTGGTGCGTTCCGGGACGATCGTATGCGGCACGAACTTCTCCCAGCGCGGCATCCGCTTCTCTCGGCTGAGCCGCTCCGTGTACCATGCGATGCCCCGTATCTCTTCCCACGTGCCGCGATTCTCCTCGCTCCGCTTCTCGATCGTCGCCTTTGCCAGTTCATTGAACTCGTGCTGCGTCAGCTGCCAGAACTCGAATGGCTGCATTCCCCACTCGAGCCGCGCCGATGTCTGCGCCGCCCCGAGATCCCACGAACCTAGGTCGGTGCCTCCGTCCCCGTCTCGGCTTTTTCCGCCTCTTCCGGCGGGCCGTCCACGGTGCCCCAGTTGGCGAGATTGATCGCCTCGATGATCCCGACGGTCGCCGGGCGCAGCGGGACAACACACTCGAGCAGATCCTCGACACTCATCGACTCACCGACGAGCGAGCAATGGATCAGCGTCGCGACGATCTTCGCATCCATGCAACGCAGGAGCTGGGGGATCTCGGCAATCTCCCCCAACTCCAGAGCCTCGACGATGCGCGCCTGTGTCCCGAGCGTGAACTTGATGACCCGGCGCTCTCCGTCGATGATTACACTCGATTCACCACGCGCATTGATCGGGATTGCGTCAGCCATCAGGCCGCTGCAATCCAGTCACCGATGCCGGTGAATTCGGCGGTGAACGTCGCGGCGTCCTGATCCGGGGCGTCGACCGAGAGATCCGTGCAAATACACAGCATGTTCTCGATCTGCGTGGAGTCGCCGTCCTCCGAGCGTTCGAGCCGACACGCAACGCGGTTGCGGATCGCATCCTTGATCTCGACGAGACCGACATCGGCCGGCACATAGAGCCCTCCGATACTGAACGTCACCTGACGCTGCCCGGCCGAGCCGACGAAATAGCTCTGATCCTTGCTGCTCTCGTCGATGAGACTGAGCGTCTCGCTCCAGCTGGCATCTCGCGTGCTGGCGATGGCCTGGTATGTGCCCGGTAGGCCGGGGTCTTCGACCGTGAGTAGAATTAGACTGCCGTTCATGGGGTGTTGCCTCCTATTCTCGCGCGATCACTCGAACGTCGAGCGACCTCACGAAGTAGTCGATATCTGATTGATCGATCCCGGAACTCACATCGGAGAGTTCTAGAACCGTCGCACCGATCGTGCCGAGATCCGTTCGATGCAGGCTATCGCGTACCGCCTTCTCTAGGTTCTCGATGTCCACAATCGACATGCTCGATGGCACCACGCATACCACTTTGCAGATCTCCTCGCGGCTCTTCGTGTCGCCCGTTTTGCCGCCGACTGGCTCGCTACTGAATGGCGGCTGGATCGCGACATAGGGCAGATCGTTGTCGTCGCCATCGACCACCTTCTCGGGCACGAGGCCGGTAAAAATGGCCTGGGCTCCAGCGAAGATTCCGACTTTGCCGGTGACGTTCGCATCGCCCACGAGCTGGGTGAATATCCCGAGTGTGACTTCGATGCTCATCTGCGCGCCCCGATCCGCTTGATGATCCGGCGGATATCATTCTTGCTGGCACGAAGAGCGGGCATTAGCCACGGGTGCGTTCCCTCTTCATGCACGACGCCGTACTTCACGTTAGTCCCCACCCTCGACACAATCTTGCTCTTCGTCTTCTTCGTCTCGTGGTCGACCGATTGGCGCAAACGGCCGGTCAACACGCGAGGAGGTGCGCCGGGGGTCGCATCTGTCTCCGCAACCATTCGGCCGCCTGTCGATAGTCTGCCCTTCCCCAGGTTCCTCCCCGCCTCCGTCCGCCGGAACGCCTGATCGACTGAAAGTAGACTCACCGCCTGCGATTCGACGGCGACCCCGATGCCCTCCATCAGTGCACCGACTCGCTTGCGAATGAACTTCCTGGCCGCTGCCTTGTCCCATTCGACACCGCTCCCCGCTCCGGCCGTCATGCCGGGCGCCTCTTGTTGGCGCGCAGGTAGACCTTCATATGGTGTTTCGATCGACTCGGGTGCTCGGTATCGATCACTTCGAGCTCGATCGTGGCCCCAGGCGGATCGGTCCCATCGAGCTTGACCGCCCATCCCCGATCGAATGGTGCATCGTAGGCCGCATAGATCACGTATCCGACGATGAGATCGCGCCGCTCGAATCGCTTGACATCGGAGCGACCCGCCGGCTGGATGCGGCATCGCACGCCGGTTGAGTCCGCGGCGCCGCTCGTGTCGGATTGCGTATAGCCGCCGATGCCATTGGTCGCGAGCGGCCCG